TTAGAGTCTGCGTTTAGTTCTTCTAAAACTATGTCAATAGCTTGTTGAACTTTTTGATGTTCGTCCCAAGTTAACTTGTTCGCTCTCGCTAATTTTACCAGTAAGTTAAATGCTGCCTCTACATTCATAATATATTATACTTTTAAAAAGGCGGATACATAAATGAAGTTCCTGACTGAACAGTGGAGATTTTTCCAGTCACAAAAACTCCTTCTGTTTTATTTTCTAAATCCATGTAATTATTAAACTCCATAGAAACAGTCTTATTAGAGCCTATAGAGCTTGAATAAGACAGTGTCGATAATTTAGCTCCAGAAAAAATATACTTGGACAGGACTTCGCTGCTTTTACTTCTTAATTCAACTTCAATGTTAAACCTATCATTTTCATTAGCGTTATCCAAAAAGCTACCAGTAATACTTTCTTTTACCACAGCCTCTAAAGATAGAGAGTTGCTCATAACGACGTTTGGCTTTCTGTCTGAAATTAATTTGTGCCCAACATAAGAGATAGCTTCTCTTTGTATATCCGTGGAAATAGACAAAGAGTTTATGTGGTCATCTAAAAAACCAGTTACTCCACTTTGAGTTGTACTTGTAATCGTTAAATTAGAATGAGAGTACGTTGATGTAAAATCTCCCGTGTAGTTTGCGCTATCCTTAAATTTTTTAGGTACGATAAACTCTACCCCGCTATTTGATACCGTGCCGTTTTGTGTGTTTAATACTGGAATACCAATACCACTACCTGACGAATAGGCAAGCATGTTGTCTCCAACATAATTTACATCGACAGTTGGTAGTGCGCCAGCAGATATGTTAACAGCATAACTTGATAAGTAACAGTTCTGAAAAGAAACTACGCCGTAATTTTTAGCTTTGGGGTCACCTATATACTCTTCGGTTAAGCTATCTCCTTCTAGCTCTATTTGTGTATTATCCCAATTTTCTGCTTGTCTTACATCTTCCTCTCGATCATTTACAACTAAATAAATATTTCTTTCGTCATTTAACCTAGAAGACATTATATTCTGAGTAAGACAGTCAGTGATCCCCGTCGTTAAGCCTATCTTTTTTTCATTGTCCGCGCCATTTACGTAGTAACTAAAAGATAAACTGACTTCCGGGGGCTGATTAACATCCCTAGAAAAGGGCTTGCTTTTACCGAGAGTAGAAGAGTCTTCTTGATTGAGAGTAATAGAATAATTAAAATTCTGTATTCGATTTAATCTTTTTAATATTTGATGATCAGCTATCGATGTAACAACACTATCAGTCTCGTTAGGCGCGGATCCTACGAATACGTCTTGAACATTATGAATGACTCTATTCCTAGACATGTCATTTTTTACTTAAATATAAAATGCTAGCAAGGTAATCATCAACTTGATGCTCGGCTGCTAGAGATTGAATTTGTTCTATTCTATCTGGGTTAGTATCCACAGGGTTAGCGACATACTCTTTGACTTTCTTAGTCCAATTTTCAGGTTCTTCATTAGCAACAATAACTTTAGTGATGTCAAAAGCGATTGCTTTTTGCTGCTCATCTAACTCTTTAATTTTATGTTTTCTTTTTAATGAAGTTTCCACTCTTTTGTTTAGCTTGTCTGCGGCTATAAAAGAATCTTTAACCTTAGATAGTAAGAAATTGTACTCCTTGTATTTTTTACCCTCTTTGGTATATTTCGCGCCAATTGGAGTAACCTTCTTAGTTGTTTGTGGGGCGTCTGTGCCAGCGGGACGTCCGGTCTCGTTTGAGGGTTTAGCTGCGGGCGGAGCTTGCTTGGGCGGTTCATTTTCTTTTTGCTCCAAGGACTTTTCTTGCATTTTTACTTGCATATCCATTTGCTCTCCTTGCATTTCTTTTTGAGTATATGGACCTCCGACCAGTGGTTCGTATAAACCCTTCTCTTTTAGACTCTTTAGATCTTCTTGAGACTCTATAGAATCTTCTGGTAAAGGTAATCTACCGTTTTCGATCGCTTGCATTCCTTCTTCTGGAGTTAAAATACCCATCTCAACAAACCTAGCGTAAATTCTAGATAAAGTTGGATCGTCTCTTAGTGACAATTTGTGGAAGTTAACCTTAGGATAATTTTTAAAACCAAGACTTTTAGATATCCTCTTAATTTCTGGCATTAAGAATTGATTTAAAAACGCTTGTCTAGCCTGCTTCAATCTTGAAATAAACATTTCCACTTTAATAGACTGATTTGCAAACTTTTCATCACTGCCTGTTACCATAGCCGTTAGTCCCATGGCAATATCTCTATCAACAACTTGATATTTTTTGGGGTCTAAAATATTACCAATCTCTGGAATAACAAATTGAGCTTTGGTTGTATAGTCAGCAATCAAGACTCTTCCAACAGACTCGTTTGTGAAAAGGTTTTGCATAGCCGAAAGGTTGTTTTGGTTTACTCCGCCCTTGTCTGGATCTGTACCCATCGTTACTAGCAAAATGGTTTGCTGCATGGTTCTTGAAACAGCCATATCCATTTTTTTCATTTCGGCTTTATAATTAATATCGTCTAAGACCGGATAACCCATTGGTACAGCTAGCGGTTCGTAATCTTGTTTCTTGTAGAAGACTGCGCAGATTTTTTCCTTGTTTAGTGGCATTACTACGCTAGCATTTCCTTTTTTAGCAATTTGCTCTCTAGTCTCCGGCGGTAAACCTTTAAGAACCTCTTTATCTTCATCTGTCTGTGGGTTTCTTAATCTAGAAAGCTCATAACCATTCATGACTTTGTAGTAAACGCTAGCATTGAAAGATATGTTACCACCGGTTTGAATATCTGCAGGGTTTAAAATCGTATACTTAGCGGGTATGACATACTTATCGTTCGCCGCGGCCAAACCAAATGTTTGGGTCATTTTATTTAAATCTGACTTTCTTATTTTTGAGTCAAATCTATACACAAAAACATTTCCACTGCGATAGTATTCTCTAAAAAATTTATCTTGTAAATTCCAAACGTTAATTTTATCAAAAAGCGCTCTAAAAAAATCTCTAGACTTTTTACTACCTCCGGTTAAGTAAATGTCACTACAAGAGAATTCAGACATCATATCTATTGCATTTCTAAATACGGCAAAATTATAATAAGCCTTTTGGCATAACATTACAGTATCTCTTATGTCAATATGAGATGTTTTGTTACCATAGCCAGTTGTACTGTAGTTAAATGGAACTACGCCCTTATCGATATTCTCAAATCTGTGAAGCTGATTAATTCTTGAGCTTTTATTCGATCTTGTACGAGTAGTCGTAGTAGAAGCGCTAGTTTCGCTCATTAAAGGCATCGCAGACGCAGCGATTTCTTGCTGCTCTTCTTCCGCCTTAGTTACCCTTTTTTTGCGAGTGGTAGAAGGGGTTGTCTTTTTTGGGCTATTTTGACCTTTTTTCATCTCTTTAATACTTACACTTAAATTATATCATTCTTGGAGTAAAAGTTCCAGTATTATCTTCAATAGGTTTAGACATTAAATCAAAATAGCACTTGCTAGCCCAATTCGCTAGCATTAGGGTTGTGTAATTATCTTTTCTGGCCCTATTTGAGCTTGTGGAGCGTTTTAAATGTTGAGGAAGGTCAAACGTCTGTGTGCCTCTCGCGGTCGTTTTAACCTCAACTAGCGTGCATTGTTTTTTGGTTTGATATATCAGAGCATCTTGAGATTCAATAAATTCAAGTATCGTGGGTTCCGGTATGTTTTTTAACGTAACTCTTTGGCTAGAATACTTATTAAAAGCTTCTGGGTTTGCCACCGTTTTGGACGCAAACCATATTTTTTTATGATCTATAGCTGCCTGTAAATGCTCGTTAGCCTTTCTGAGCCAGTCTGAAGAAAACACCTGCTTGAAGCAAAGAACTTTATTTTCTTTATTGTAAGCTCTTCTGACCTTAACCAACTCCTTATCGTAGTCCGCGCCTTCCAAGTCACTTCTAAACTCAAAAAACTTTAATTCGATTTTGTCATTTTTAAACAAGCCGTTTTCGTTACAGCTATCTATAAACTGATAACCAGCATTATCAATACATATCATCTCCAAGTTAAAATTTTTAACAATATGATACATATAACGAATATGATCCTTTAAGTCTCCACCAGCCACTGCATAACTATGAACCAATGTAGTTTGTCTTGTTTGTTCGTCTAGCTCTAAAACTGACATAGCAAAAAAGTCAGATGTTGGACTATTAGAAAAACTGGGGTCAATCCCTAATATGTATTTTTTATCTTTATCACCTACTATTTTAGTTGTCGGAGATTCACCGTCGGGCACTGTGCATTCGTGCATTTTTTTTGCGCTAAAGTAGCTGTCGGAGCCGTCTGTGAATTGAGCACAATATTCGCGCAAGAAACTTGAGTGACTTTGTCCACCCTGCTGGGCTTCTTCAATCACCGTGGTGTCAATCATATGATCAGGTAAAGCTTCATAACCCATTTGCGAAATAAAATAATCTGCATCCCCCATTTCTTGACTGTAAATTTTTTCTGTCCATTCTTTGTATTGCTTATATAAGTTTTCGAACGTGTAAGACGCAGATGATAAAGCGATCATTTTAGAGTCGTTTTCAAACACCATCCTTTCGCTCTCTTTCATTTTTCCTTCAGAAATGAGCTTATCTTCTATCTCTCTAATTTCAATGCGCTCTTTCATATCTTGAGGAGCTACCAAAAAAGGCATGAGTACGGTTTTAATTAAGTCCTCGGGAAGCAAAAGATACTCATCAAGAACCAATATGTTCGCACGGAAACCACGAATTTTTTCACCACTCAATGGAATAGCTGTAATTGTGCCCCCGTTAATGTCCCATTTAAATTGATCGTTACGTTTTGATTTTGCCCCAAAGGCTTGCATTAATAACTGCGCGCCTTTTGAGTCTACTATTTTTTCTAAATTCTCAAAGATAAAGCGCGCTGTACGAAAGGTGGGGCCAGCGATAAGAATCTTTGTTCTCGGCTCAAAAATACATTGTAAAAAACAGAATACAGACGCAATAAAAGTTTTACCACAACCACGACCCCATACACACATAGAGAAATTTCTGTTCATCATCCCCTTTAGGGTTATCTCCTGAAATGGTGCTAACTTAATACCGGAAATTAGCTCGGTGGTAAACCCCAAGTTGGCCCTTAAAAATTTAGCTAATGTAATCTTAGCTTCTTTATCTAAAAGGTCGCCTTTTAAATTTAAAAGCTCTTGATTAACATTAGGTGTGTCTTTTTTATATTTATCTGGGCAGTACCACATATTAAAGTTTTTTTAGGTCATACGCTAATTGCAAATCTATTTTATGATATTTAGCAGCATTTGTAAATATCTTTTGTGCAACTCTAGTAGCCTCTAATCTACCCTTAACAAACAAAAAATGCAAATTATCATAAGACTGTAATAACTCTCTTACATTATGAAATATAAATTCTGGACTAGCCTTTATTTTTTTAGACACGTAAGGTAAAAATTTAAAAGATAAACAATTATTCATATCTTCTTCAACTAGTACAATCAATTTGGCATCGTCTTCTTTAGCTCTTTCTATCTCTCTTTTAAACCTTTCAAAACCACCGGACATAGTTCCTATAAAGTCTGTTATAGATTTTCTTTCTATGTAAGTGTTCATGCTAGCTTTAGAGTCACTAAACGCATAGTCTCCGTACTTCAAGGTTTCAACTTGGGTTGCAAAATCAAATTTAAGAGGTTTTTGTTCTCTTGTGTCTATATATATTTTATTAATTTTTACAGTAAAATCGTTTGCAGAAACGTCCTTAGGTAACTCTAAGCTTTCTGGATACTTTGTATATTTATTAATTAATCCAAAGTTCTCAGCGCAGTAACCGTAATAGCCGCCTAGAGCTCTTTGTAAAAACGGAATCGGCGGACACATTAACGATCTAACCTCTACTTCGCAAGGTGTATACTTTATACCCTTTTTAGATATACGTTTTGCGATGTAGTCGTGACAATACTTTTTGCTTTCCTCTATTGGGGCAGACTGAAACCATTTTTTCATGTTTACCCTAGAGTTAAAATCGTCAGAAAAATATTGATTTTTATTTTTAAATTTAATTAAATCGCCCGTCAACATGTCTTTTCTGGGATGATAAGCGTGATAGTAATCAACCACTAAAGTCTTGTGAGACCTGAGATGCCTGTGTAGGGCCTTGTCGTCTTCAAACTCTTTTCCACATATTCTACACCTAACCATTTAGCACCTCATCTTCTGATATACCCATTATTCTAGCCTTAACTTCATCCATTGTACCCAGTTTAGTGATTTCATCTTTAACCGCTTCTTTTCGCATTTCTGCGAGTTGTATCATTTTCTTGCGAGACTCTTCTTCTTTCCACATTTCAACTAAGTTAAGTATGCTAGCGTTATCTGCAATTTGTTTTTTAAGTCGATCACTGCGTTTTTCTTTTAAGCTTTCTAATAACTTTTGTTGGCGATTAACGCATTGATTATATTCGGTTTGAGCAGTGCTGATAGATTCTACCAACGACATAGCAATGCGCCTACCTTCTGTATCCTCTGCTGATTCATCTAAGTGCTGCTGCAGTCTTTCTACTCTTCTTTGAATGTTAGAAGCGATAACAACTTCTCCGGATAAAACTATGTATTGATCTACTTCCTCTTGGGTTAGGTCATTCTTATCCCAAGTATACCTAATAAAACTACTTTCAAATAATTCTCTTACGGTTTGATTTTCGTACGTGTTTATTTGATGGAGAAATCTATAGGTATGAAGATAACCTATTAAAGAGTTTATATCTTTTTTATTTCTAGGCGTCAGTTTGTTTTTGTCTACACCGTCCAAGACATAATGATTGACCTTGGTGATAGCAGCATGCATAGTTTTGGGCGGCTTGTAGTCATTTTCAGGTATATCGCTATTAGGTTGAAAAGCTGCTGCAGGATTTAAAGTCTTAACGTATTCATCCACCGCCCTAGATTCTTGATTTAAATTCGTTAGTTCATTATTACCGTAGACAATCCGTGCCATTTCAACTGCGGACATCATACCAAAGTTATTATTAATAAATTCTTTATGCTCCTCGGTTAGTTGAGCTTTCTTTGGTTGGTATTGGTGTGAGGCTAGAGGATTAATATCTTTTGTGGCTAAAAAGCTTTTTACAGCTTTACCTTCTTTACTGCGACCATCTAAGTGCGGTTGGTCAGGATACGCAACACGAATAGATTCTAGCAACGATGGCGGGTTTTCTTGCCTACTTTCCCACTCCTGCAAGACTCTTTGTTTTTGCTCTTCTGTTAACTCTATTTTACTCATTACCAAATATCTATTTCGCCTTTATCTAGCAATTCTTTGGCTAGTGTTATTATTTTCTTTTTAACTAATTTAATTTGTTTGTAACCCGGCGATTTGTTTTTATCAGACACTTTGTACCCCATTTTTTTAGCTGTAGTCATTTCGTCTAAATTTTTAATGTACAGATAATTATATATCTTCCATTCGTGCGGCTTTAACAATGTTTCCATTTTATTATGCAATATTTTAGAAGACCTTTCTATGTCAACTGTTGGGTTATTTTGTACGTGAAAAGCTTCTTGCTTGTGTGTTTCTAGCGGCATGGCCATCTTAACTGCTACGCCAGCCTTTTTATTTTTTTCCCAGTTCTTATACAGTGGACAATCTGAACATTGTTTTCCATATATTTCGCAACCGACCTCTTCTTTAGCCGCCTCGCATTTGTTGCAGGGTTTTATAAAGTTAGTGTAGTTATTTCTAATTAAGTTCTTTATCTGATTAGCTATAATAGTTCTAATCCATGGCTTTATATTTTTATCTTGATCAAACAAGTGCCACTTCTTAAAGATGTGAAACCTCAATATTTGAGATACATCTTCATAGTCCATCCAAGCTAAAGCAGTTAAATTCCATTTGTACCTTTTTTTATCTATTTCTTCGTTTATTACATCAACATAATCCTCATACCTTTTATTCTGCTTAGTAGATTTTTTTTTAGGTCGACCCCGCTTCATTGCCTCCCCCATCTCCTCTTATATTACCCGCTTCAGCCCTAAAATCTTCCGCTGTGTATTTTTGATTTTTGGTTACTGGGATATCTTCTGAAGAGTTTTGCGCTTGCTCCTCTGAGATAGAGCCAGCTATGTTACCTAATGTTTCTGTATTTGATTTGCCAGCTTCAAACTCAAAGTCCAAGCCGTCCAAATCAAACAAATTCTGAGTTTCATCCTCGTCATCATCCTCTATTTGTAATTGTTGTTGCTTAGCCTGAGTTTGAGCTTTGGCTGTAGTCGCATTCATTGGCGAGCCACATTTATGACAAAAATTAGGCTTCTCAGAAACGTAGGTGTTTAAACCTCCACATTTTGAACAATAAATCTTTAACATATTACTTTATATTATACCATGATTTTAATTATTATGTTAATTTTTCTTAACTTTAGACTAAAATAGATATGGACAACTCTGCTAAGAAAGAAGCCTTGGAGAGGACTGAGGAAATCATGAAATTGTCCCTATATTACTGTAAAGATGAAGATGATGAAATATCAGCTTACTCAATAAGAATTAACTCTGAAGCTCGCAAATTACAGAAACTAATTGAAAGACACCTTACTGACCAAACTCATAATTAAACTTAGAGAGGTCTGTGGCAAAATTTTGCTCTACATAATTTATTGAGTTATCGTTATATAAGTCGTAAGGATTACCAGTAAATTTTACATTATCAGGAGCATCTTCGTTAAACTGTACGCCTAACCTACCGTTTTCATTTTTTAGCCTTAGATTATGTACTTTAGGTATGTCTATATTGGTTTGCTCTTTAAATTTGTCCGAAAACGTTTCGCCTAACTCTTCTAGCTTAAAAACGTCATTAGCAAGATCTTCTCCAGTCTCCCAATCAACATACATATACTCATAGTGAGGTAAAGACTTTTGTACATTATTAGCTAAATGATCTATAAAATCATTAAAGTGATGTTTAAAAGCTGAATCAGTATCATAACCCTCTTGACTAAAAAAGTTAAACTCTTTGTCTGGTCTAACAAAAAAATACCATGATACCAATTTTTTAAATGGATTTCTAATTGTGCCAAAACGATAATATTGTTCAAACGGTAAACCTTTTGGTTGCTCTCCAGTTTCAACAGCCTCCTCTGCAAAAACCTTATCAAAAGATTTTTTTATTAGATAAAGTGGAGCATGATGATTAACCTTATCTTGCTGATCTGTTCTTTGTAGTAACGTCACCAAATCGGCATAGGGGTGTAGAGCTATTCTCATACTTGTTGAGCCGCACTTTGGATTAGACACAAACAAAAACTTATGTTCGGCACTTATGATCATTTATCACTTTTGCATTTACAATTTCTTTTTTTACAGCAAATAGCTGAAGCTTTCCAAAAGGCCTTGGCGTTAGTAACTATCCAGCTTTTAGCTTTTTTTAACCAAGCCTTAATAGCCCTAGTCCATGCTCCGTATTTTTCAGGATCTTTTAGCTTTCCGTACATTGTTTTTCGCTTTCTTTTTGGGAGCAGCCTTTTTTGCTGCATGTTTTTTCTTGTTTGCTAGGTGTTCTGGCATCATTGCTCTAACTTCATCGACTAAGCCTAAATTAAGGCACTCGTCAGCATCAATCCACCAGTCTTTTCTATCCCAGTTTCTTTGTATTTTTTGTTTGGTTAGTCCAGAACGAGATACGAAGATATCAAGACATCTTTCTTCAATTCTTTTAACAAGTCTAACCTCATCTTCTACTTCATAAGTTTTACCTATCGCACCAAACGCTGCCCTGTGAATCATCATCCATGCTTGATGACCAATCCACCTGACGTCTCCAGCTTGAAGTAAAATGCCCGCCATTGAAGCGGCCATACCCAAAGAGCCTGTTGTAACCTTATGTCCTTTTTGTCTAAGGTCTTGAATAAAGTCGAATAACTCAAACCCATCAATGATAGAACCACCCGGAGAAGAAAAAATGATTTCAATATCGCACTTAGGATCCGCTCGATGCCACTCTGTGAGCTTAGACATACAGCTTTGAACAGAATGATGAGAAACGTCTTTAGAAAATCTGTATACGTTATTTTCTTCGTCTGTATAAACGTCTTTGTTTCTAGAGCCTAAAGCTTTTTCGTATTCAAGGTAAGCCTTGCCGGACTCACTTTGCATCTTTTCAGTTTCAGCCTTAGTCTTTTCAATTTCGGCTAGTTTTTGATCTAGCTCAGCTTGTTTTATTTTTAAATCGAGTTCTACTTCTTTTTTTGTTCTTTTGTATTCTTCACTCATTTTTCTTCCCCCTCTCTAACTTTTTTAACTATAAACTTAACTAGCTCAGATCTCATAATGTCTTCTTCAGTAAAGTTAAAATTGTAAATGCCCATGTTCATACTTTCTTCATCGGAGAATATCTTACCAAGCTTCTCAAAAGCGCCTTGATTACTTTCTCCTCTTAAGTCAGTCTGCATTGGATCGGCCAATACAAAACACCGGCTTCCTTCACCCATTCTAGTAAGAACGGTAGTAATCTCTTTTATTGTAGAGTTTTGTGCTTCATCTAAGATGATGCATTTACCTTTCCAGTTCATTCCTCTTGCGAAATTCACTGGAAACATAGAAACTCTATTTTCTTCTAGTAGTTTTTCTGGTCTAGTAGATGTTAGTAGCTCGTCTAATTTATCCAAAAATGGCAAATTGTAAAATTTGAGCTTATCATCTGCAGACCCCGGGAGAAAACCCAGTTTAGACTCAGAACTTTCAACTGCTGATCTCAGATACATAATATCTGAAATAGCTTTCATGTTTAAAAGCTGTAGTCCACAATATACTGACAATAATGTTTTTGATGTACCCGCTGGCCCATTAACAAAAACTACCTTAGTATTATAGTCTAAAGCTACCCTAAAAAACTCTTTTTGTTTATCGGTCCAAGGTAATTGATTGATTTTTATTTGTCTCTTAATGGGATTTTCTGGGACAAATCTGTGGTCAGTTTCGTTTAGGTTATCGGCGAATTCCCTATCGCCTCTTATTTTAACCTTACCAGTAGAATTAGTTTTCTTAGCAGGCATTACTTATAATTACACACTATAAATCTTCAAATTCAGTATCATATTTATATTTATAGTGAGAAACCGTTTTTGCTATTCCTTTCTCAAATGTAATTTTCGGTTTCCATTTTAACTCTTTTCTGATTTTGGTATTATCTATGGCATACCTAAAATCATGCCCAAGTCTGTCTTCAATAAACTCTATACAGAGATCAGGCTCTACTTTTAAAAGATCGCATATAGCATAAACAACTTCAAGGTTTTTCTTTTCGCAATTTGAACCTATGTTGTAAGTTTCGCCAGCCTTACCTTTTTGTAGTATTTTTAGTAATGCTTCACAATGGTCGTCAACATGAATCCAATCTCTTATGTTTTGTCCATTTCCATATACAGGAATTTTCTTTCTGTTTAAAATGGAATTAATGATTTTTGGAATAAACTTCTCTTCGTTCTGATAAGGACCGTAGTTATTGGAGCAATTTGATATCGTGACGGGCATTTGATAGGTGTGGTAGTATGAACGTACCAAATGATCAGAAGACGCCTTAGAAGCCGAATATGGGTTCCTAGGGGCATATGGAGTATCTTCTGTAAACTTCTTGTCTCCCTTTTCTAAATGACCGTATACTTCGTCAGTTGAAATGTGATGAAACTTTTGGATATTATGCTTTCTGGCAGCCTCTAAAAGATTAAGCGTCCCTAAGACATTAGTTTCCACAAAAGTTCTCGGTCCGGTTATAGAATTATCGACATGAGACTCTGCGGCAAAATGCATAACGTGAGTAATTCCATACTTAACAAAGGTGGCGTCTACGTATCTAGCGTCTCTTATATCTACGTTAGCAAATTTTATTTTTGGATGGTCGAATACGGCATCGGCAATATTACTATAATCCGACGCGTAAGTTAAGCTGTCCATAACCACCATTAATTTAGAGCCGCATCTTTTCTTCCGCATGTACTTGAGGAAGTTTGCGCCTATAAATCCCGCTCCACCTGTGATTAATATATTCATTAATTGTGTACAAATAAAACTTTGTTATTTTTTATTATAAGATTTTTATGAGTTTTTTTATAAAAATGATTTGATTGTAAAATATCTTTAAAAAAGCGCCAATCTGCATCGTGTACCACGTGATTAAATCCTACGTCTTTTACTATGTTGTTTTTGATTGCTGCGCTAGCCATATCTATGTGGGTATACCTAAGGCTAGCTTCCAACAAACAATAATTCTCGGCATTGCGAGGATATTTCGCTGCATGATTTCCCTTGTTCCTGTGAGAGTGTATACCGTTCCAAAATAAAAATTTTAAATCTGGACTACTTTTGAAAGACTGTATAACTTCATCAACAAATATGGGCACGTGGTAATTATCACCATTAGTTAAAACTGTTACGTTAGAGCCTTCTTTAATATATTTTTTAATACCAAATTTTCTAGAGGCATGGCCCCAAGGTTCTTTGGCTTTTTCTGGAGTATGGTCTAAAATAATTTGATCTGTTAGATAGTTATTATCTTGTAAGTCTTTCTTTAGATTGTGGTAAAAATCATCTTCTCCATCGTGAATGATGTATAAATTCCAGTTCGAATTAGTTTGACACTTGAGTGAATTAATTAAACACTTAAGAGGTTCATTCTGATGATAGGTGGCAGCTATAATATCTACTTTCATGTCGTACCTTGATATTTATGACCCTTTAAACCAAAATTAATAAACCTTATAAGAGCACTCACTATGATTGAGTATACTCTCCCCTTTAGAATAATTTTCTGTGTACCAATTATTATCTCTGTCGTTTCCGCAATCGTTTTCTTTGATAAAGAAATCCGCGTACTCTCTTTGTTTACTTACACCGAATATATGAAAATTTTTAAAACCCGCCTTAGTTAACCAGATTAAGCCGCAGTGATAGCTACTAATAATTTGTCCTTGATTTCCACAGTTATTAAATGGAAAATCATCTACCCTTTCGTCTTTAGGGAGAATTTTGTGTTGAGTAAATAACTTGAAGGTATAAATATTTACGTCGATTTCTTTTAGTAATTCTTCACTTAGCCATTCGTAAGTTAATTGTGTGTCCAAAACTATATCGGGACGACCGGGCAGGGATGCTCTTAAAACCAACGGGCAAACAAGATTTTTAATTTTTTTATAGCTCTCCCTTTGATTTTTTTCTAAGCTTTCCAAAACACCAAGGTCACAAAAAGCCAAGAAGTCTACTTTGGGCATATATTCATAAGAAGTATTAATAGCACAAAAATAAAAATCATCAACATTTTTATCTTGTAAAAACTCTTCTAATTTTTCAGCGCTTGGACCTTTACCGACCACAATTACCGGCTTGTTTAAGTCGAACGAAGAATTTGATATTTTTTTAAGTTTAGCCATCGTTACGGTAGTTTAAGGTTTTGCCTTTGAGCGTTTTGTCTAGCGGTCGTGCCCTTCATATGATCCCCTGTGTGAGAATTGTTTAGCCCGTAACCAAATGTAATTAAATACCTGTCTCGTTTATATTCATGTAGGTACTGCTTTAATTGACCCTTATGTAAGATTCTTTGGTCAAAAACGATTAAATCTCCCTCTTCGCTATGAATACATTGCTCTTTCAGTTCTTTTAGGGATGGATCTTCATTTCTTTTGTTATGAGATTCAGGTACGACCCATAAGCCGTAATCATTATCACTATGATCCTGCAGCAATGTAGCAACTTTAATAATTTTATAATCCTCACTCCAAGGGTCTTGCTTTTGATACTGGCTCCATGCTCCCATCAATAAGTCTCTATGCCAAGGTGTAAGTTTATTTTGGTGTAAGTCACTATGCTCCGCAAAAATAAAATCTTCTCCAAGTATTTGTTTAACAATGTCAATAATTCTTTGGTCTTTATGAAGAGTATTTAAATCTTTGAGTTCTGGGGTAACGCCGCTATATCCGCAAAGACACTTACCCTCTTCAAAACTAAGGCTGGGATAATTAGCAAAATATTCATCAGATATTTTTCTAAAATTTCTATTCTCTTCTTTAGTAAAAACATCCTTGATTACCGCAAACCCGTGTTTATTAAAATGATCGACATATTTCATACATTAATTATATCATATATTTACTATTAGTCCAAAAGCTTTTTTATTAGCTCTAAATCATCAATGGTGTCTATTTGGAAGCTTCTATGCTTTGGCATCTCTACCATTCCTACTTTGCCACTGTACCTCAATTTAGAATTTAATAAGGCTTCATGAGTAGTAATGTAAAATGCTCCATTTTCTACATAGGTTTCTGGAACGTCTTGTCTCATAGGTCGATTGTTTAAATCCCAATTATGCGGAGTTCCGTCTAAATTCCACTCTGGAATCCAATGCTCTCTATAAACAGAAAATACCGAATCGTAATCTTTAATCATTTCTAGACCCCGGTTTATGTCTTCTGATTTGAGAAGGGGAGAGGTGGGCTGAATAAATACTAACACATCGAAATCTATATTCTCAGCGAAATGTATTAGGGCTTCATCACTTTTAGAGTGGTCTTGAGAAATCTCGCTGGGTCTTTGAATTGTATATGCGCCTAGTCCGTTGGCTACGTTTTTTATTAGTGGGCAGTTTGTGCTAACCCATGTTTCATTTGCTTTAGACTCTTTGGAGGCATCAATTGCATATTGTAAAAGCGGTTTACCATTTAATTTAATTATATTTTTGTTGGGTATTCCTTTGCTGCCGCCCCTAGCTAATATAACGCTTTTAATAAGTGGAGTTTTCATTTAGGTAATATATTAATTCCCTCTCTTCTTGTTTAAATATAGATACCTCGTCAGGAGTAAATACTCGCTCGAACCACTTCATGTTAAATGAAACTCGCCGCGATATCGCCGCATTGAAATTGAATTCTGGGCCGCGCTCATCGCTAACGTATTCTACAGGAACGAAAGTATAGTTATGATAATAAGATAAAGATAATCTGTGAGAGCTACCAATCATTTCAGAAGAAAGAGAAAGCTCTATTGGATAATTCTTATCGTACCCAAGTCTTTCAAAAGAATAAATTAGCTTTTTGAACCTTTCAACATATTGTTGTTCGGTAAAAGCGCGACTCCTGTTCCTTTGCATTTTTTTATACAAACCAAAGTCATAATTCGGATCAGCCATATATTTTTTAATTGTATGGTGTCTAACTAAAATATCTATTCTATCAAAATTACCATTAATAAACCCGTTCTTGAAGAGTGACTTCAAATTTATGTATGGGTCTTTTTTAAAGTTAAAATATTTCTTTAAAGAGCTCTCTATCTCTACTGACTGTTGGTTATTATCTGATAGGTGAATTATAATATCATGTAGGTAGTTTTTAACTTGGGATTTATACTTATGCCTTATCTGCTTTTTAATCTTTTCGACCACGGTGGAAATGTTACTATCGTATGGAGCTTTCTTTCTGTATTTTGGGTCTTCTATTTTTATATAAAACAGTAAAAACTTTTCACTAAAGCCCTCCATGGATTTTAATTTAATATCTTTTACCTTGTTAATGTCTATGTCGTCAGTTTTGTATATGTCGATTATACAGTTACTTAGTTCATGAGGGTTAGAGGAAAAGTCAAATGACCAATAATTTTCTACAGGGTAGCTTTTATTTATTTCTAATAAAATTTCGTCCCACAGGTGTTCTGCAGGAGCCCACAAAAATCCTATAAAACAGTCACTATTTTTCATTCAAATATTTATTTATAAGGTCCAGATCTATTAAGTCTTTATCCCTTTTCGTTGAGCTTTTCTTATCTACTAAAAGAGATAAGTTGATAATTTTAAAACCGCATGGCAATAAGGTGTGATAACTTGAGTTGTTGATTACGTTTTCATCCGAAATTGTTGGGTGCCAGTTTTGAGTGACTAACTCCACATTATCAGTAAATCGCTTGTTAGAACGAGGAAAGCCTAATCTTTTTCTCTCAGAGGGTAACATAATGAAATCTATGTCACTAGCCTTTCTTATGCCTAGCTCTTGTAGGATATAACTCCCCACTATGCATAGATCTGCTTTGCTTACATTATTAGTCTTGCAAAAAAAATCTAATTCTTTCATTTTCTTAAGCTATCCCTTTTTGTTTTTTCGCTCTCCAGTAAGACTCTCGAGCCATATTTCCCCATGCTTGATTCAATATCTCGTATACCTTTAACCATCTTAATTAATCCGGCGGGCTCTACAGAAGCCATTTGGTCTGAACCCCACATCGTCCGATCTAAAGTAATGTGCCTTTCAACATATTCCGCTCCCATAACGACAGCGGCAAATGTAGGAACAAGGCCATATTCATGTCCGCTATATCCAATTGTTTTATCATATTTGTTTTTTAGCCAAGATATATAAGAAAGGTTAAGTTCTGCTACTGGCGATGGATAGGTAGAGTTTGTATGAAAGATAATATCTGGATCACAAGAGCTAACACACTCTTGAATTTCTTCTTCTGTAGACATTCCTGTGGATATTAGTAATTTATCGTTCTTTTCTCTAGCATATCTACATAGTTCTAAATCAGTTATGAGAGCAGAGGGAATTTTTGTCATCTTCGTATAACGAGACATAAAATCCACAGAGTCTTTATCCCACACGCTAGCAAGGCATTCTATTTGTTTAGATTTACAATACTGAAATATTTCATCGTATTCTTCATAACCAAATTCGATCTTGTGCTTATACTCCAGATAGGTCATATTGCCCCAAGGAGTAGCCTTAGGGGTATTTTTTTGATGTTCAGGTACACAAAGGTCTGGGTTTCTTTTTTGTAGCTTTACATAGTCACAACCTGCAATAGAAGCGACATCGATAAGCTTTTTTGCAATATCAATATCACCATTGTGATTAATACCTATCTCTGCGATAATATATGCCATAATTATTAATTTTATTAAAAAAAGTATTCATTTCCACTAACGGGAAATGTAATTTATTTTCTCTAGTAAAAACAAAATACCATCAATATCATTAAAATCAATCCCAAAATGACTTTGATATTCCATTCTCATCTTTATCTTGTTCTAAAGCTTTATATTGCTTTAGTGTTTCTTTGAGGGCTGCTTTGGTTGTTCTTACCCTCATGGGGCTAAGAGCTTTTCTTAGTTTGGTGTTATCTAAAACGCAGTTGGAACGGGGGGTACGAGCGGCACCCAAAGCGTACATATCCTTTTCGGATTCAAAAAATATAAACTTCTTATCAATACCCAAAATTTTATTCATCATCTCCGTTACCTCCTTTGTGGTAATCGATCCGGTGTTAACTACATTATAAATACCAAAATCTGCTTTCTTCTGCCAAAGCGCTAGACAATATTTAACAAAATCTGATTTATGAGAAATAGAATTATTAGCGTCCAAAAGCATGGGATAATTAAGTAACTTAGTCAAATAATTTCTTGGCCCCTCAACTTCCTCAAAAGGTATCCTTAGTCTCCATACATAGCAGTCTTTAGATTCTAACTTAATAAAGTCTTCTGCTTCTGCCTTTGTACCGCTGTAAAAGCTACACGGAGGTGAATCAAAGGTAAAATTAGGATAATCATCTTCAGTAAAGCCATTAGCGCCCTTTGTGCCAGAATAGATGCATCCCGAAGATACGTGACCCCAAGGAATATTATTCATTTTGCACGCTTGAGATATAATTCTAACTAAAGAGACGTTAGCTCTCCTTGTTTCATCTTGTTGGTCTTCACAAGCGTCTACGTTAGGTTTACCGGTAAAACCAGCGCAATTGATCAAAAAGTCTGCTTTACGCCTCCAAATGACCTCTCTTAAAGTATGTAAATCATAATAATCATAGTCAGCGCGCGATAAGCAGTATACCTCTTCACCCATCTCCTCGAGTTGTTTTTTAAACTCTTGACCTATGTATCCAGTTGAGCCTAGTAATATAATCATTTTTATTTTTATTAGTAATCCTTATACATTATTAAACGTTCTGCTCTTCCCCTTGGAGAACAATGCATTCTGTCAATTATACTCATGTTGTTGATTGGTCCATCAAAATTGTTAATAACAGCCCTCGCTAAGTCCATGCTGTTTATGTCCTCGCTCATTAAATATCCGCCCTTTTTCAAAAAATGACGATAGACATTAAAATACTTTATAAGAGAAGGCTCATCGTGCATTCCGTCATCAATTATAATATCAAATTTCATATCCTTAAAGTGCTTTTCCGCAAAATCTTTATTGTAACCATCACCCTGTATCATTTTTACCCCTTTCAGTACTTCCAAGGTATTTTCTATGTCTTTATACTTCGCCTGCCCGGTCCGTTCCATTCCTTTCTGAGTAGCTTGAGAAAGATCGACATCTACGCCATAGATTTGTGCTTTTGGAAAAAACTCTCTCCACATAGCTAGTGATCCGCCCCATCTAACTCCTATTTCAAGCAATTTTATTGGCTCGTCACGCAAATGATTAAATAACGGCCCATATATTTCAGTTAAAACATGTTTGATATGATATGTGCTCATGGGGCACTTATCTGTAAAGTGTTTATGCTTCGCGGCGATATGTGTTAAGGGATGATTACATTCTGTATTTTTATTCATATTTTAATATATTTGATAAGTAGTCCTTATATTCACAGTTAGGAATATCTTTTATTAGTTTTCTTAATTGTGTTTTGTTTATGTTACCTTGTTTGTATGTAGCTTCTTCTGGGCAGCCAATTTTTACACCTTGGCGTCTTTCAAGGGCTTGAACGTACGCAGAGCTATCGAACAGGCTGCTAGATGTGCCCGCATCGAGCCATGCTGTGCCTCTGGGGAGTTTAAATACGTTTAGGGTGTCATTACGTAGGTAAGTTTTTATAACGTCTGTAATCTCAAGCTCGCCCCGTTTAGAGGGTCTTAAATTTTTAGTGATTTCTATCGCATTATAGTCAAAAAGGTAGAGCCCCGGAATGGCATAGTTACTTTTAGGCTTCTTGGGTTTTTCTTCGATAGACCGAATTAGATTTCCGTCTATTTCTATGACCCCATACCTCGTTGGATCGTCCACTTGATAACCAAAAACGGTTGCTCCAGAATTAAAATTAAAAAAAGCTTCACTCAATACGTCATTAGCACCATGGTAAATGTTATCTCCAAGAATCAAAGCTATTCCATCATCTTTATCAAGGTGTTTCCTAGCTACGTTTAATGCGTCAGGAATGCCTATAGGAGCCTTTTGAATTGCATAGTGTAGCTTTATACCCCATTGCTCACCATCACCCAATAATTGCTTAAAATTAGGTAAGGCCTCTTCAGAAGATACAATACAAATTTCAATAACTCCGTTTTCTATCAAAGTAGTCAACGGATAGTAAATCATTGGTTTGTCAAAGACGGGCAGCAACTGTTTGTTCATCACAGTTGTATTGGGATATAACCTTGAACCATTTCCTCCAGTTAAAATCACACCTTTCATTTGACTTCTTATTATTATACGGGTATTCTTATGAAAAAGCAAGCGTAATGATCACAGAAGAGTATACTCCAAGCAAATATAAATTCCAAGTCCTACTAAGTGTCTATAATGCTGAACCATATATAGCAAGATGTTTAGAAAGCCTCAATGAATCTCTTAGCGGTTACGATTGGATTCTTCTTTATGGAGATGATCAAAGTGAAGATGATTCTACCGTCGAGATGGCAAGGTACGCTAGGCAGTTAAATTGTGACAAGGTTCACCTTTTTGAATTCGACAAGGCAAAAACCGTAGGTCAAGCAAAGAATAGATTGATCAAAGAAGCTCACAACTATAAAAAAGAATATCCATATATACTATTTATGGACGCGGATGACGAAATGCTACCGGGTAGACCAAAATTAGCAGAGTATATAGAAGACAAAAACCAGTACGCCGTTGGCTCTTACGAAAGGCTCACTGTTAATAATCAAAAAGTTACCATGAATAATAACAAATTCGGTGAAAGAATGGGTTTTGGGCCTTGGGCTACCGTTTTTCATTGTGACTTTTTTCAAGACGACGGTCTTTTTCCAGAAGATGAGGTGTGCAACACCGGGTTTGAGGACATCATTACTTGGCATCATTTAAAAGAAATTAAAAATATAGATCCTATTATTGCTCCACTCGAAGACCCTGTCCATCGATACATCGAACGTAACGGTAGTACATCAAAGCAAGAAAATGTAAATTATCAAAGAAACTTATATTGGGGCATTTCCAAACTTATCAAAGAAAATCAAAGAGATGTATATACAAATCCACTTAGCCGCCAAGAAGCCGAAGAATCCATGAATCGATATATAGAGTCAAAAAAACAAAAAAACACCGATTCCGCTTTACATCCATTAGATAATGTGTAATAATATAACATGAGCAAACTAGCATATAGAGATTCAGGACTACCACATGGCCTTGTTACCAAGACGGTAAAAGGAAGTAATACAATTACCCCAGCTACAGGCAAAAGTTTTTATATCACAAGCGTAGTTAATAGCAACGCCTCGTCAGGTAGAACCCTTACTTACAAAACTGATGATTCAACCACTCACACATTAGACGTTGGAGGACAAACTAGTGTTAATCCAGTCTATCCCATTTTTGCTGTATCTATCGCCATTACCGAAACCGATTTGGCGGTAACATACATCGAAGAATAAATTATAATTTTATTATTTTAATTAGCTCCCCGGGGATTTTTTAAGTCTTCGGGGAGACTCTTTTTTACCCCCGCCCCCCTTTTTTTAAAAAGGCACCCCTTCTTTTTTTTCAAAAAGGGGTGGGGATACCCCCCCACTAAGGGGGGGTGTTGTTAACTAGGAACACTTCTCCGTCCAGTACTCGCGCGCAGCATCCTCAATGTCTACGCCGAACCTGTCGTTGAAGTAATCCAACTCGTCATCAGTAGCGGGGCGACTCTCGCCATCTACTTCGACAGTGCAGGACTTCAACCAGAACTCATCGCGCATGTCTGCGTCGCCATCAATTCCGAATTCTAAATCAGTGGCTTCGTTCCATACGTTCAGCATCAACTCATCATAGTTACGAGGATTAGTCTTTGCTAAATACTCGATGCGCTCAGGCGCTTCCATCCACATCCACGCGCTGAAGTCGTAAAGACTCTCAGGCTTGATGTCGTAACTTTCATACTCATTAAGAATGAGCAGCCAGTTCTTCTTGTTCCATGCTGCCCACTCAGGCAGTTCATTCGGGGTAAGCATCTTAATTGCTTCCATGTGTTTCCTTTCGTTCGTGTGTTTACCAGCGGTCGGCTGGAGTGACTTCGACAGACTTCTCGCCGAAGGGATTAGTAGTTACTTCCTTCCACTCGATGACATCACCGAGGCTGTTCTTCTTGGCCCAACGCTCCACGCGCGTACCGTCTTCATAGTCGGTGTAGCTGTAATAAGGCTTCAGCTTGCGGGTGAGGGAGGGCTTCTTGTTCGTGTTCTTGTTCATGATCTTTTCTCTTTCGTTTGACTGTTTAGATTCTCGCATATCAGAGGCTTTTACACCAGATAAAGTTATTCACA